AATGGGCAGAATACTTATTTAAAGATGGGAGTATAATAGGTTTGAATGATAAATTATTACAGAACTATGTTGAATGGACTGCTAACCGTAGGTTAAAGTCAATGGGATTGAAACCCATCTTTGATATACCATTAGCAAACAATCCATTACCTTGGACTGCACACTGGTTATCCTCTAAAGGATTACAAGTAGCACCACAAGAGACAGAGGTGGAGTCGTATATGATAGGGAGCATTAAACAAGATGTTAAGAAAGATACTTTCAAAGGTTTTCAATTATGACCGATACAGCTACACCACGAGACGAGTCGTGGAGAGAAGAGTACCTCGGTATGAAAGTCCACGGCAAATTGAACAGAGATTTGCTGATGAATGGGCCGAAATCCCTGTCACAGAGTTGGATGATGCAAGCTATGCACAACGACTGGAAGAAGAAGAAAGGTATCAAAGATCCAGAGCCACCGAACTGCCAGAGCAGCATGAAGGAATGGGAAGAAAGTGTGAAGAAATACCAGATCCGTGGTTCAACTGACTAAATAGGCTCATGAGCGTAATAATCTACCAAGAACATTGCGAATATCTTGAGAAAGAGAATGAGGAACTCAGAGATGAGATTCTCTTTCTAAGACAGCAGCTTGAATATAAAACTATGGGTCTCCCAATAGGAGATATAAATACTGAGGAATAGATAATGGGTATGTGGAAAAAGATAACGAAACTTCAGAAGGAAGTTATGAGAACCCCTGGACCTATAAGGGTTCAACTTTTACTTCTGCTGACATTGACGGCCAGTTCGGTTTCGTCTACAGGATTACAAATTTACAAACTGGTCAACAATACATCGGGAGAAAATACTTCGTACAGAAACGAAAGCCTAGAGGTGGCGGACGCAGGAGGACGAGTGAGAGTAACTGGAAGGCATACTACGGATCTTCTAAGGAACTTAATGGTGACAGGAAACGCTTGGGGTCGCATTCCTTTGCCAGAGAAATCCTCTCCACCCATAGCACCCTCGGAAGAGTAAACTACGAAGAGACTAAGCAATTATTTTTAAACAATGTATTACAGGAGACTCTGGAAGATGGGTCTCCAAAGTATTATAACAGTAACATCTTAGGACGTTACTATAGGAAGGATTATTTTACAGAACAATGATAGTAGTAAGGTGTAGTTCTTGTGGCAAGGAATTGCAAGGACAGACAAGTAGGATCATTTCGTGTGGATGTAGTAACATGACATCTATACATGATGATGTTGTGTCTGCAAATAATATGGATCTTGTGGTATTGTTACAGAACAATAAGAAAATTAAGAAAACTTCTCTTTTCTCAGAAGAGGATCTAAAATATCAAGAGGCACGTAGACAACGTAAAGTTCGTAAGTTAACTTTTGAAGAGAGATGATAAACCTTGATGAAAAATTCCATAGTTACCTAGAGAAAGGTGGTAAGACCTTTAGAATTGATGGTGTTAACGAACCTCTCAAGGGTTATGGATATAATTGTGATGGAAACGACATCATTGGATATTGGGTAACGACAACTAACTATAAATTGTACTATAATTTGAATGAACAGTTCATTAAGATGGAAGCATTAAACGAATGAAAATCTTTTTAGACACCGCAGAGGTGAGTCAAATTGTTGACGGTTATAAGACTGGTCTGGTTGATGGTGTCACCACTAACCCCACTCTTATACTCAGGTCAGGAAGACAACAGAGTGATGTTATTGAAGAGATCTATCAAGCATGTCCTAACCTTGAGTCTATATCTGCTGAGGTGGTTGCAGAGACTGCTGATGAGATGATAGAACAAGCACAACCTTACATTGCCCTTAGTGACAATGTTACAATTAAAGTACCTTGTACACGTGAGGGATTAAAAGCTTGTTATGAATTGAGTAATGATGGTATACTTACTAACGTGACTCTTGTGTTCTCTACATCACAAGCAATACTTGCTGCTAAAGCAGGTGCAACTTATGTTTCTCCTTTTGTAGGTAGAGTAGATGATAATTCTTTTGGGGGTTTATGCCTTGTAAAAGACATCGCTAATACATATAAGAGGCATGATGTTGAAACACAAATCCTTGCTGCTTCCATTAGGAACGTCAGGGATGTAGGCAGGGCTTTTGAATATGGTGCTAACGTATGCACTATACCAGTAAAGGTCTTTGATAAAATGTATGATCATGTCCTAACCCGTGAGGGATTAGAACTATTCAATAACGATTATCTAGCCGCTAAAAAAGGAACATGAAAAATTTCACCGTATACTCTAAGGATGGATGCAATCATTGCAAACAGATTATAGAAGTACTAGGTCTCTCTGAACTTAACTATGTTGAGTACAAATTAGATGTAGATTTCAGTAAAGAAGCATTCTTAGGACAGTTTGGTGAAGGTGCTACCTTCCCTCAAGTAGTATTGAACGGTGAAAATCTTGGTGGAACTCAAGAGTCTATCAAGTACATGCAAAAAGAAAATATCTGTTGTAATGTATGATTGAACTAACTGAAGAAGAATTTAAAGGAGATCTAGACAAATACACTTCTCGTATAGAGAATGGTGAAGATTTCCTTATTAAAAAATCAAGTGGCGAAAAATATATTGCTACTGATATAACCAAATTTCAAAACCCTTGTGACATATAACTATGAGTATCCGTAAACACATTGAAGCAGCAGATGATGCCCTACGCTTGGCGATCATTGAAGCATTAGAGAACAAGAGAGATGAGCAACTTGAAACATTGTTTGAAGCACTCTCTAAAGTAAAAGAACTTATCCTTACTACTCCTATAAGAGGTGTTGATAATGTTGCTAGTTACTATAGGAATAAAGCAGAGTATGATTTTAAATTAGATTCTCCATTCCTTGATGATAAGGTCGTTACATTCCCAACAAATTATAATGGTGACGAAGAGGATCGTATTGAAATTAATACTGATGGTGTATTCACAGATACAGTAGACTTTAGTGACTATGGTTATAGTTTGAATAATGATGTCATTACATTTGGTGATGAGCAAGTGACTACTAAGCATGGAAAAGACTTAGATAAATTGGATGGTCCTGAATAAACTATAAATACTTCTAGCTTAGAGAAAGTGTCTGTAGGACTAGAAGTATGTCAAAGTTACTTGCAAATCAGATATCCAATTACAATGATAATGGACCTGTAGAAGCAAAGGATGGTATTAATGTTGCAAACGGCAAACCTTTTCAGGTTGCTGGTGCTAGTGGAACCAGTGGGCAATTTTTAAAGTCCACTGGTTCTTCTGTTGCTTGGCAAGATTTTCCAACCATCCCTTCTGCACAGGTAAATTCTGATTGGAATGCTACTAGTGGTGTAGCACAAATATCAAACAAACCCACACTCCATGCTGTTGCAACGAGTGGACAGTATAGTGATCTGAGTGGGTTGCCTAGCATACCTGCTGCTCAGATTCAATCTGATTGGAATGTAAGTAACACTTCATCAGTTGATTTCATTAAGAATAAACCAACTTTATTCTCTGGTGCTTATGCTGATCTTACTGGCAAACCAACGATACCAACTAACCTTAGTGATCTCTCTAATGTTTCTAGTACTGCTCCAAATAATAATGAAGTATTAAAATGGAATGGTTCTAACTGGGCTCCAGCAACAGATGCTTCTGGTGGTGGTACATTCACTTCATTAACAGATACTCCTGCTAACTTCACCAGTCAAGCAGGTAAGTACTTAAAAGTTAATGCAGGTGCTACTGCTCTTGAGTATGTTACTCTTCCTGTTGATCCTGATACAAATACAACTTATTCTCAGTCATCAGTTGCTGATGGTAGTAATGTAAAGTTAAGGTTGACTGATTCTGGTTCAACCAATGATGACATACTCATTACTGCTGGAAATAATATTACCATTAGTAGTGTAACTGCTAATGGATTTACCATAGCATCTACTGCTAGTGGAGGTGGTGCTGCTAGTGTTACCACAGATGACAGTGCTCCAGGTTCTCCTACTGATGGAGATTTGTGGTGGAAGTCTGATGAAGGTAGACTTAAAATTTATTATCAAGATGCTGATAGTTCTCAATGGGTTGATGCTAGTCCACCTCTAGCACAACTAGATCTAAGTGCATTCACTGGTCACATTCTCCCTGCTACACATGATCAGCAGGATATAGGAAGTGCTACTAAGAAGATTAGAGATCTATATCTAGGTTCAAACTCTTTACATCTTGGTGCTGTTGATATTACTGAGAGTAGTGGCAAGCTTGTCTTACCAGCAGTTGAAATGACTGGTCATTTTATTCCAGATACTAATGCAGCATATGATTTAGGTAATGCAGAGTATAAGATAAGACATTTGTTCTTGTCTGATAATACAGTGTACTTCCAAGGAGATTTCCTTAAGGTAGCACAGCATAACTCAGGTGGATCTGCTCAGTCGGCAAGTTATTTGATACCACTTGCTAAATTAAAGGATGCATTGACTGCTTCCAATGATTA